GTACCATTTCTCAAGAAGTTTGAAGCAACTGTCAGATGTTGCACGCAAAATGGCATACGAGGTGGATCCGCGACAGTCCACTTCCCAATCTGGCACCAAGAAATAGAAGATATTCTAGTCCTCAAGAATAATAAGGGAACGGAAGATAATCGTGTTCGTAAACTTGATTATTCCATCCAAATTAGCAAGTTGTTCTATGAAAGATTTATTCAAGACGGTGAGATCACGCTTTTCTCTCCACATGATGTCCCTGGACTTTATGATAGCTTTGGACTCCCTGAGTTTGAGAATCTCTACCTACAATATGAAAACGATCCGTCCATTAAGAAAAAAACTATTAAAGCACAAGAACTCATCCTTAGTCTTCTTAAGGAACGTGCAGAAACGGGTCGTGTCTACATTATGAACATTGACCATTGCAATTCTCACTCATCATTTAAGGATAAGGTAAACATGAGTAATCTCTGTCAAGAGATTACTCTACCTACAGATCCTATTCAGCACATTGATGATAATATGGGAGAGATTGCACTTTGCATTCTTTCTGCTATTAATGTTGGAAAGGTAAAGTCTGATGAAGAACTTGAGGAACTTTGTGATCTTTCTGTCCGTGGACTTGATGAGTTGATTGACTATCAGAAATACCCCGTAGAGGCGGCAGAAATCGCCACTAAGGCACGTCGTTCTCTTGGTGTAGGGTTTATTGGTCTTGCTCATTATTTAGCTAAACTTGGATTCAATTATGATTCTCAGGAAGCATGGGACGCTGTTCATGGACTTTCTGAATCATTCCAATATTATCTTCTAAAGGCATCTAATCAACTTGCTAAAGAAAAGGGATATTGTGAATATTTTGGACGTACTAAGTATGCTGATGGAATTCTTCCAATCGATACTTATAAAAAAGATGTAGACGAAATTTCATCTATTGACCTTCAGCATGATTGGGAAACTCTTAGAGCATCTATCTTGGAACATGGCCTCAGGCACTCAACACTGTCCGCACAGATGCCATCGGAGAGCAGTTCCGTTGTGTCAAATGCAACAAATGGAATCGAACCTCCTCGCGGATTCTTGTCCATTAAGAAAAGTAAAAAGGGACCACTTAAGCAAATTGTTCCACAATATCAATCTCTTAAGAATAATTACACGCTTCTTTGGGATATGAAGTCTAATCGTGGTTATATTAATGTTGTTGCTGTAATGCAAAAGTTCTTTGACCAAGCAATTTCTGGTAACTGGAGTTATAATCCAGAAAATTATGACGATAATGAAGTTCCAGTTTCAGTTATGGCAAATGACTTTTTGACTACATACAAGTACGGGTGGAAAACTTCTTACTATCAAAATACTTATGATATTAAGACTGATGAGGTAGTAGAAGAAAAACCCAATCTTCAAGATTTGCTAAGTGAGTTAAGTTCAGTAGAGGAGGGAGAGTGTGAATCCTGTGCAGTTTAAAATGATTCATACAAATACCCAATCTTTGATAAACTTACCACTCAACAACTTGGATACTTCTGGAGACCCGAAGAGGTCTCTCTTCAGAAGGATCGTGGAGATTATCAAACGCTGCGTCCCGAACAGAAGCATATCTATACTTCTAATTTGAAGTATCAGATTATGCTTGACTCTGTTCAAGGTCGTGGTCCTGGTATGGCATTCATTCCTTATTGCTCACTTCCTGAACTTGAGGCATGTATGGAAGTATGGGGATTTATGGAGATGATTCATAGTCGCTCATATACTTACATCATCAAAAATATCTATTCTGACCCTTCTGAGGTCTTTGATACTATCATTGGAGATGAGCGTATTCTGGAACGTGCTAAAACCGTCACAGAGTCATATGATGACTTTATTCAATCAGCACAAAATTATGGTACATCTAATGATTGGATGTATAGACTTGAAGGTGTCACAAACGCAAAGGAAACACTCAATGACGTTAAACGAAAACTCTATCGAGCAGTCGCAAACGTTAATATTCTTGAAGGTATTCGCTTCTACGTTAGTTTTGCTTGCAGTTTCGCCTTTGGCGAACTTAAACTCATGGAAGGATCCGCTAAGATTATCTCTCTTATTGCAAGAGACGAAAATCAACACCTAGCACTTACTCAGAATATTCTGAATAAGTGGAGGGAAGGTGATGATCCTGAAATGCAAAAGATTATGAAAGAGGAAGAAGAGTGGACGTATAAAATGTTTGATCGTGCTGTAAACGAAGAAAAGAAATGGGCAGATTATCTGTTCAAAGATGGCAGCATGATTGGACTAAACGACAAACTTCTTCAACAGTACGTAGAATGGATTGCAAATAGAAGACTTAAAGCAATTGGGTTAAAGCCCCAATACGATATTTCAGCAAACAATAATCCACTACCTTGGACTCAGCACTGGATCTCCTCTAAAGGTCTTCAGGTGGCACCCCAGGAAACGGAGCAGGAAACATATATTGTAGGTGGTTTGAAGCAAGATATGAAAAAAGACACATTTAGTGGATTTAAACTATGATTTAAGACTGAAGTTGAATGTTGTATAAATAAATATAACTCAACTTCAGTCTTAAAATGAATAACTATATTCTTTACTATTACTTAAGGGAGGACTTTAGTTCTCCCTTTTATGTTGGTTATGGAAAACCAAGAAGAATACACGCAAAACATTTGAGGAGTAATGGAGCAAATTTATTACCATCAAGAGAAAGAAGGTGGATTGTAAAATCTGGATTAACTAAAGAAGAAGCAATAGAACTTGAAATAAAACACATAGCACTCTGGAAAAGAGAATGTGATGGAGGAGTTTTATTAAATCAAAATCTTGGTGGAGAAGGAAAACCAGGAGGACAAAAAACGAAGGGATTTAGTGGTAGAAAACATAGTGAAGAAAGTAAAAAGAAAACCTCATTAAAAGTTTCTGGTAAAAATAATCCAAAAGCAAAAAAATATATCTTTATTTCTCCAGAGGGTAAAAAACATATTATAGAAGGTGGTGTTAAGAAGTTCTGTAAGGAAATAGGAATAACTTATGATGCGGTTTTGGGAAAGAAAAGTAAGAATACAAAAGGTTGGACTATCATAAATACCTAAAAATAATCAATACAAATGAAAACTTTTAGGGAGTTTATTTTTGAAATGTCCTACCAAGGAATGAGTAGAGAAAAGGAAAATAGAATTAAAAAACAAATGACTGCTGCTAAAAAGTCGGCAAAGAAAGCATCTCAAAGTGGTGATATTGAAGCAGAAGTTAGGCACGATGAAAGATATAGAGCAATGAGAGATAAAGTAAAAAGAAGAGACTTACCTTTTTAAATCAAAACAATATAAATACCTAAAAAGTATTCGTAAAAATGGACGCACAAGATTTTCGTAGTCTTCAAGAAGCATATATGGAAGTTGTTGAAAATCAGCAACTTGATGAGGGTAAAATGCCATTAGATAAAGAAAGAAGAACTAGAATTGGCAGACAAATTGGAAAAAGAGCTCATAGTATATCAACGGAGATTAGTGCTTCTGGATCAGGATTTATGCCAAAAGGTATCCGAGATAAATTAAAACAAAGTGCTGCCAAGAAAACTGGAGAAGTAAGAAAAATGATGGGAGCACTGAAGTCAGCACAAAAAAATGAAAATTATGATTACTACGACATCATCCTTTCACATTTACTTGATGAAGGATATGCTGAAACCCCAGAAGCAGCAGAAGCAATTATGGTGAATATGAGTGAAGAGTGGAGAGACTCCATTATCGGTTAATTTGTTTTTTTGATTTGTTATGTTACCAAAAATACTTTCTCAGGATTCAAACTATGATGAATGGTGCGAACAGGAAATCCTGAACGCATATAAACAAGCAGCAGAATGTGATGAGTTTATGTTTGGTGACTATGACTATTGTAAAGAATGGTTAGGCACAAATAACTAATCTCATATAGATAGGGGGAGATCACACTCCTCTTTTTTTATGCCCAAAAATCAACTGACTAAAGAAGAAATTAAAGTTAGAGTCTTAAAGTTAAAAAATAATCTTCACAAAGATCATATTAGACCCGAAATGGATATGAAGGGTCTTGCCAATAAATATCTGAACGAAGTTCTTGATATTATTGATGAGTACAGATATTGACTATGAAAATCCTTGGACCTACAATGGAAAGGTGTTTGGTTCAAGTGATATTCAAGATTATTTTGGTTTTGTATACCATATTCATTGCAACAAAACTAATAGGGACTATATTGGTAGAAAATATTTCTGGAGTTTCCGCACACCGAAGGGAAAATCTAGAAAAGTTAAATCAGAGTCTGATTGGAAAAAATATTACGGATCATGCCCAGAACTCAAAGAAGATGTAGACAAATATGGTAGGGAGAATTTTACGCGCACTATTTTATCATTACATAAAACAAAGGGCAAAACTAACTTCGAAGAAACAAGACAACTCTTCTTCAACAATGTCCTTACAGAATCCCTTGACAGTGGAATCCCAAGGTACTACAATAGCAACATCCTCAACAGGTACTTCCGAAAGGACTATTATGAACGCAACGACTGAAGATATTGTCGCTCATGTAAGGTCTTGGTCCCTTGATCGTGCTGCGAATATGGATGTAGATAAAGAGGATGCTCGTGCTATTCTTGCTGAGTTCTATGAGTGGATTGAACCAGAAACTGATGAATTGGAAATTGTTTCCCTAGAACCAGAAGATTGACAAAATCTAAATAAAAACTTATAATGCTTATAACCCACCTAAGGTGGGTTTCTTCGTAATGAGACTTTGAATGAAAATTAGAGCCGTGGAAAGTGCCCTTTGAGAAAAGGGTGTACCCCCTTTCTATACGGATGTAGAGTTCAATTAATTTTAATGCTTAACTTCTTTACTGTAGCCGTTCCTCTAGTAGCGATGGTTACAACCAATACGGCAACACTGCCATTCTCTAGTTATAAACTGCAAGGTCCGCCTCCACCAGTGGATGCAAAACCTTATTCTATTATTAAAGAGTTTGAACCTGAGAAGACAGCAATCCTAGAGGTTGCACCACCAAAGCCAAAAGAGAAAAGGTTAATTTGTAAAGGGTGTAATGAACAAGAGAATGTCACCCTGGCATTTTTCCAGGATCGTGGTATTAGAGACAGAAACGCCCTTGCTACCATCATGGGCAATATTAGACAGGAATCCACATTCGTGCCTAATATCTGCGAAGGTGGTAGCAGAACCAGTTGGAGTAACTGCGGAGGCGGTTACGGACTGATTCAATGGACATCTGCCAACAGATATTATGGATTGGGTGATTTTGCTAAGAAGTATGGTGGTTCTCCATCAGAACTTCACACGCAGCTTCGTTATCTGACGACTGAAGTTCAATGGCAACGTATTGAGAACAGGATGAAAACTCCTGGGAAACCTATCAATCGTTACATGGACTATGCGTATAGTTGGATTGGTTGGGGCATTCATGGTGCCCGCACTTCGTATGCTCATGAGTATGCTTCCAAACTGATCACGGTAGAAGTTTGATTAGCAACCCTCTCCCAATGCACAGGAGCGCCCCAGGAGCGCCTCTGGGACCTCCTAGACGAGGTTCAGAGGGTTCTGTTCCCAGGCACCGTAATCAACGATGTGCTGCTTCAGGACCCTGGTGTGGTGGATAGGAGAGTCTGGAGAGATGTGGACAGAGCAATCGTAGAGTATGAACGCTTGACAAGAGACTCTGATCCACCTAGAGTACCTTTGTCGAGGTTGATAGAGAGGCCTTTAGATACTTCTAAGTGTTATACTGAAGAGTGCAAGAAACTTGGAGGAGAAATGAGGATATGTGCTCCATGGCTTGACACCTGTAAAAAGGAGTAGTAGAATAAACAGGTAAACAAATTAAGGGCTCATAGTTAAGCGGATATAACTACCGCCTTCTAAGCGGTCGTCCCTGGTTCGATTCCAGGTGAGCCTGTTGACTTTTTTAAATAAAAGTCTTATAAATAAACACACTTAGGTCGAAAACAATGTCTTTCCAAATCACCATCAAACAGATTAGTAATCTCGATTGCCGCGAATGGCATATTGAGGGTACTCCCCTGTTTGCTGAAATGGAAAGACATATGTAAGATGTAATCCATAAAAGCAAAAGACAGGGGAGAGAAACCAAAAGTTTCCTCCCCTTTTTTGTTGCTTGGACCAGTTTCCTAAGCGTCCACCAATCTCCCCCCAGAGCCCAAAAGGTGGTATTCTTAAAGGGTGGTTGAGAGACCACCAGCACATCGACAACTGAATATCTATCACATTATTGGGACATTAACTCAGCGGTAGAGTATTCGGCTTTTAACCGATTAGTCCTCGGTTCGAATCCGAGATGTCCCACCTTGACCCATTAGTG